CCGCCACCTCCTTATGACTGATTGTCATTATTATTTCGATGATTATGACTTCACGGATAAGGAGCTCGGTATGGTCTACACAGTTAGTAACCGCTTCATGAGAGTTCCAGGTAAGTATCAACTTCCTTTCTTTGAAGGAACTTACAGGCTCTCCTCGGACTAGACAATCTCGATGACTCCGAACACCAACGGATCAGAATATCGTCATAAGAATGTCTATCTCATGAATGAAGATCCCACTAAGATAATACATACTGGGTGGATTTCATTCTTTTATGATGTCCGACATTGCACAGATTATGTCCTTTGTGTCCCTCCTCCTACCTCCACCAGGCCAACAAACGGGTCTCTCCAATCGAACTTTATATGCAAAAACACTACTTAGGTGTCTTCGACATTTAGGTAGAGTAAGGCATTGGCTCTTTACAGTGAGACATAAGTTTCTCCTGAGTGGTAGGCAGCATATTTGCGTGACCTTTCGACTACTGTCATACAAGGCGCTCTGGCCAGCATTCTTCGTGGTCCAGCCTAGCCTGTTTGTAGCTTTAAACTCTCCACTTAAGCCTCTTTTATGATCCTTAACTGGTTAGTTTTCTTCTCTTCTGTCTACTATCAAGACCTCAGACCTATGTGGGTGTGCCTTGCTTCCCAACTCATTTTAATTGGGTACTAAGCCATCTGGCCTGTAGAACAGATTTTCCGTACCTCCAACCAGTAAGTCTTGGACAGTCTTCAGGACAGGATTGGATATACACTCATTATGCAACAGATTTCTTCAAACTTTAGCTCTAGCTCAATTTTTTCTGCTGACATCAAGCAGATATAACCGGCTATTGCCAAATGTTTCAAAATTTTAGTTGATTTTGGGTTTTTCCAACAGATGGATGCTCTGGAGGGTATTCTATAAGGCTAGAATTTGAGACACATCATGGTTCCCACCGATGGTTCCGGAATCACGACTCACCATAAGAGAACCGGTTTGCTTAGTAGAGAGGAGTTCTAGTAGCAGATCCCCGTGTCCAAAGCTTCATAGATCTTCTGTGGAGCATTAGAGGCAGATGACTTATATTCTATAGGTGGTTAAGATGTCCTAATGGATGCCTAAGATACCATAAATTCCTGCTTCCGAGATGAGGATCTCAAGAGAGTCTTCCAAACTCGGCCGAGACAAAAATCGGAGTCCCGAGTGAAGACATCAATCCTTCCAATGCATGAAGATGTTGTCCCACAGTCTTCATATTTCATGCATAAGAAGGTTGATCGAAGTAAGTTGTACCTAAACCCAGTGGTCGACCCACTGGAGTATAGAGAGCAAAACGCATAGTAACTAGATGCCATTTCCTAGATTGCTAAGAGATACGAAGACGAGCTGATGGTGATTCATAAGAATCGATTAGTTCCAGCTCAGGACTTCGATGAGAGTAAGTTTGCCCTGCAGACAGGTTCAGACATCTTCACATGGCTGGGTATGAAAATCACTGAGTTCCAATGGAGCCATAAGAGTTTATCAAACCTCATCTGTGCTATCACTAGGTAGATAGGTGCCAAGTAATCATATGATCACAGGCATTTGTAACCCTTTGATAAGATGGTTAATGAGTGGTTTGACTCTTTCATTCCTGATTTAGCTCGTGAGATTGATACTCACTCTCAACTTCTCAGCTACCCCTCTAATCAATCTTCTTTCTCCAAAGAGAAAGTCAGAATGTATGAAGATAATATTTTCGACTATTTAGTTAATGACTCATACATTGATCCTATTGGTTCCTTTATGATGTTTGTGAAGAGTGGAGAGAGCTATTTCTCGAGTGATGAACTGGAATATGACGCCGCTGGTTATTTGGACAAGCAAAGCTCACGACCTAGGGCTATTATGGGTCCAGCAAATCAGGGTTTCGGCATCATGCAGGCACTCCAATCTGTTCTTTGGAAGCCATTAAAGAAGTACATCTTCGGCTTCATTCACGGAATGAACAGCTCTGAGATTGTCTCCCATGTCTCCTCAAAGATAAAGTCTGACTGGGTTTCCATCTCTATTGATGGAAAATCCTTTGACTCTTCTTAATTTAGGCCAATGATGGATATCGTTGATCATAAATTTTTCAAGCGTATATCCCCCTAAATTAGAGAACTTCTCCACAACAATATCACCCGCCTTGGTAGCAAACGATCTGTTGATAAAGCACATAATAGTCTGATGAGGGCACTTACTGCACCAGTCAACACACTGTTTGCTAATATTCCAGGGGTGGATGCTCCATAATGGGACCAGAAGACCAAAAGGCTTTTCAGGTAGACTTAGAAAATAAAAAC